TCATCTACCCCCTCTTTCTCAGCGTGTTTTAAAATTAAACGTTTGATAGATGGGACTGAAAAAACATCTTGAGTTTTAATTATCTTATTAAAATACTTCTTTCTCTTCGGAACACCAAGAACTTCGAAAACTAAGTGGCATATAGAACCTCTCCGAGCACCATCATTACTCTTCTCTGGAAGACCTAATTTATACTTACACCAATAAAGCCAAGAGCAGGATTGAGCAGTTTTAATTCGACTCGCAGATAAGGGCGTTTGAGGTTCAGTCATTACTTAGCAACGAGGCTATTTTAAATTCTTTTTTAGTGAAACTAGATGCGTTATTTTTTACAAAATTACAAACATAGTTTAATTGGGCATCTTGATCCACTGGTTTGTCCAACCAATCTTTCTTGATGTCGCAATCATTTAAATGTGCATCACCGAAATCATTATACGGCTTAGGGGGAAATTTTACACTTAAACTACCTAAGTCAAAATAACTAGACAATTTCAAGTAACTTTTTACCGCTGCAATAAGCCCTCTATTTTCACTGCTGCCAGAGTCGTTATTTGTAGCAATACATATATTGATAACAGACCTGCCGCTAAGATAATTGATAATATTACTATTAACGGACAAGCCAAAAATGACCAAAACGTTTTTAATTCCTTGTTCATAAAGACCCAATGCATCACCTATACTTTCTACTAATATCACTTCTTTTTTCAAGTCTATCTCTTCATTAACACCTGTTGCGGTATTGAAAGCTGGATAAACCCAATTGTTTCTCTTCCCTACATGTTTCCATTTAGGAAGATGCTTCCACTTTTCATTATTAGAATCTACATGCCTACCAGAGAATCCTATAATTTGACTATGTTCATTATAAACAGGGAACACCATTCTTCTATACATCTTTCCTACCCCAGCTAAACCTACTTGAAAAGCTTTTTGGGTTTCTTCTGATATATTCTTTCCCTGATAAAAGTGATAATTAGGGAATAGCTTTTCTAAGGACGAGTCTGGATATATTCTTTCCATCTGGATCTTTTCATTAGGTTGATATGTCGAAACCTCATCTGTATATGAGTTAGCTAGGATAGCTTCTGTTTCTTTTTTGTCTTTAGTCGTGAGTTCTATAAGAGCTTCAAAAGGTTTACTCCCCCTGTTTTGGACGAAATCCATCCAAACACCAGTGTTCTTGTAAATCTTTAGTGCGGTTTTGTTATCACCATCTCTATATAAAGCTTGAGTTCTCCAATGGTCACCACAATCAATTAGAGTATAGCCTATTGACTCTAAGATTCCTTGGAAATCTTCAGAATTGATCGAAGTCTGGGATTTCTTCTTGATGTTCATTTCGTTGCAATTCCTCTTCCCCGTTTAACGATCTAGCGATATCTCTTAAATCGCCTCTTTCTGTGATATTAAAATTATTAAAATTTAAATTAATAGCATTTTTTCTCAAGGTATCTCCAATACTTACTGGTTCTACAGCGCCAGCTATATCACTGCCTAAATGCCTAGCTTTAACATTAATCAGCTTGTGCGTACCAAATCGTTCACCTTCACTCTCCACTTCATCACCCGTCTTACTCCTCAAGATAAACATATGAGAACAAAACTGAGTAATACGATCTGATAAAGACACGATAGACTCATCATCTACTACATTCTGAGAGTTCCTGTTATTAGTAATACCGTATCTATTAGACTGAACAGACGTTATCATAGGAATCATAGGGTTACCTTCATGTAGAATCTCTTTCTGCACACACTTCTTAAACTTATCAACCATTTCCCCGACAACTTGCCACTCTGATTTATTACCGTTACTTTCTGAAGTCGTTTTAATATAATCAAAAGAAAAAACCATTTGGTTACCTCTACCTACTTTAGCATAGTAAAATCTTTTTAATGTGTTAACCATAGAATCTACGTCCATCCCACCCACATTGTAGTAATAGAATTTTAGTTTACTTATTTTGGGCCATACAGATCTCACTTTATCCACCACGTCCTGTCCAGCTTTTCTCCATTTACCGCTCTCTAGTAAATGCATAGAAACTCCCGACAAGGCCGCACACTGTCGCATAATTAATTCTTCTTTACTCATCTCTCCATTATCAAAGTGGAGAACTGGGACATCATATTTTAAACTAACTTTTGTGGAATAATCCATGCAGAACTGCGTTTTACCTACACCAGACCTCGCTACGATAACAGTTATATTACCAGCTCTCAATAGAGAGCCATAAATATCATTAATCTTTTCATGCGGCCCCATCATGCCGAATTCTGTAACTGGGTTATTACCTCTCTCCTCTATAAGCGCCTCCATCTCTTCATATATGTTTTCTGGTGTATCATTGCCGATCTCATACAGGTTAATGCGAGAATTATATACATTGTCAGCCAGCTCTATAATCTCTCTATAAGATGATTCTGGAGAGATATTCTTCATCTTCTTAGCTATCTCTTGAGAGGACTCAAGAATCTCTCTACGAATGGAATACTTCTTTAATTCCTTAGCTGTTTTTAAGATGTTCCCCTTCGGGACTTTTCTGAGAGATAGAGACTTGATATAATCAGAGGGCTTTAAATTGTCTTCAAAAGATAACCCTAAATCATTAACTCTTTGAGCTACGATAATCTCATCTATGTCATCTCCAGCATCGATAGCTTGTTGGATAATACGAAAAACAGCAGAATGAAGAGAACTCTGCTTAGAATAAAAATCTGAGATGCTAATAAAGTTAGATATCTCAGCTAAGCTTTCAGGCTCTTTAAGTAAACCTGCTAGCAATTGTTTTTCTAATTCAAAATTATATATCATCTCTACAGATCTTCTTCAATTAGTTCTTTAGGAGGACTCTCCAAATGATTCTCCAAAGCCTTTGTTAAAGCAAACTCTGTCATACTGCAATCAAATTTGCAATAAACCAAAGGTTTTCCATTTTCTGAAGACACCGCCATGATTACCCCTTTATATTTATCAGCCCCACCAGACAATTCATAAATTTTTTCCACCATTTCAATGGGAATACAAAACTCTGGATTTTCGCTACCATCTGGTAAATTCATAAATAAACATCTTGATCGTTAAATACTGAAGCTTGGATCTCGTCTTGAGGGTAGATCTCCGCCAGTTTGATCTCGTTAGCTTTGCAGAAATCGAACTTTTGCATGTCTCTCTTTAATTGTTCTGCATATCTAAAACGATTCTTGTGGAAGAATTTAACAAACTTCGTATGTTGTGCGCCTTGAACTTCTACAGCTATTTTTTTATTAGCGTTATAGAAATCTAAAGACAATCTACTCCCAACAACCCTAAACTCTTCGAAGACTATATCATTCTTCCAATAGTCGTAAAGGAATTTTTTTACAGCAGTTTGAAATTTACTACGGCTAGGTTTCTCCCAATCGATTAAATACTTCTTCGCATTTTTTAGATTGCGCTCTTTGCCATTTACGTCAAAGAACTTCATGCCTCAACCGCTGCGACCTGCTCCCTAAAATACTCAATTAAAAATGCACTAAGATCTTTATCTTCCTCAATATGCTTAAACAGTTTAGCTTCGCCTTGAATCTTCTCTGGGAAAGTAAAACCTTTGGAAGTTAGAAGTTCCATGAAATCATCTGTAGCTTTTAACCAAGCGCCAGCTTTAGTGATAAACTCCCATCCATATAGCATATCTATAATTTCTTTCTCTACCCAAATCGATGTGCCTCCTGTACGACCATAGCGAATTGGGTAAGGTATAGTCGTATTGGTCTTTTCATTTGCTGATTTTTTTATTGTTACTTTAGCGAAATGCCCAATTATTGGGTTTTTTTTAACATCTGGAGTCTTGATGGAAGGATTCTGTAGAATAAGATCCCCTTTAAATCTAGGCTCGAACTCTAAGATATTGTTAGCAAAGTGTAGTAGTGCATTACCACCTGTAGCAGTAGTTTGCCTAATAGGGGTTTTAGAGTATGGGTCGATTTTAATATCTGCTCTAACCTGACTAATAAAAATCGCCATATGGCCTCGCTTACCTAAAGCAACACTAGTCTTTTTGCAAAAATCTGATGCGATTAACGCCCCACCCGCGACTTTGCTGGCATCTTCAAAAGTCTTACTATTGTCATCTCTCCTGATCAACCCATCGATAGAATCGACAATAAAACAATAGAGATTCTTGTCCTCGTTATTCGTGATAAGCTCCTTAATTAGAATCATCGCCGATTCATAAATATTACTTTCATACACGAAGCAGGTTCCCTCTTTCCATTCATCCTGATCAACGAATTTGACACCACTCCTCTTTTTCATCTCTGGACTTAACCTTCCTTCAGCCTTGATATAAACACCCCTAGCTTTAGGTATGGTCTTCAAAAAGTTTTTCATCAGCTCTAAAGACTCTGATGTCTTACCCCCCTCGTTGATTCCTGTAAAGCGATGTAATCCAGGACCGAAACCTCCTCCTAGATGCATATCGAATTGAAGAGAGCCGCTAGACACTTTGTAATCTACAGTCTCCTCAAAGTTGTAATGATCACTCTTATTTGCCTTAAGAAAGTTATTAAGGATTCCAGTTGGATTTATATTCTCACTCATTTAAAAAATCTTTTATGGTTCTCTTGATGCGGGACACATCTCTATCTAGCCCCACTTTATCACCTATATCATAGGTCTTATACTTTGATAAGTCAACTGTAAAATTAAAAGCTCTGAACTTTTCGTCTAGAGTCCCTTTGAGTTTATCGCTAACTAGGTAAGCTAGAGAATCAAACTTCTTGTCGAAGGAAACTATGGCCATAAATTCCTGAGAGTAACGACTACATAAATCGTTAAGCATTTTCATTTCTCTCGCAAAAAAGACCCTCCTGCCCTTATCAGGGACTTCTATTAATCGAAAAATAATCTCCCTTTTATTCAAAGGCTTAGGCTTGCTCACAACACAGCCTAGCTATGCGCTAAATCATGGTCAACCATTTTTTTAACTAAATCCGAAAAACTACTTTTAGGCTCCCAACCTAGATCTCTCCTAGCATCCGAGGAATCACCCCATAAAACTTCGACCTCCGCAGGTCTATAGAAATCTGGGTTAATACGCAATAAGACTTTGTCCTCATGGATATATTTCTCTTCAACCCCCTCGCCAATCCACTCACATTTCTCTATAGCAAAACCAGCGAAGTTAAAAGCTTCTTTGACAAATTCTCTAATAGTATGAGTTTCATCAGAAGAAAGAACATATTCTTTAGGCTTTTCTTGGTTTAGCATTAACCAAACGCCCTCAACAAAATCTTCCGCATCACTCCAATCCCTTTTTGAATCTACATTACCCAATTCAAGAGGCTCAAAGTAATCGAGATGATATTCATTTTTGATTCTAGCAACATTCTTAGTTATTTTACGAGTGACAAACTCTTCTCCACGACGAGTCCCTTCATGATTGAATAACCAACCTTGGATAGCATAAAGATCATAAGAATCTCTCCAAACTTTTACCATGTGTCTAGCACTAGCTTTTGAAACACCATAAGGGCTTCTTGGGCGTATAGGGTGAAGCTCTGACTGAGGAGAATATAAGACATCCCCAAACTCTTCAGATGACCCAGCATTATAGTATCTACAACTTGGTGAATGTTTCCTAATAGCTTCTAACTGGTATAAAACAGCCATAGCATTAGTCTCCATATGATTAACTGGCATCTTCCAGCTGACCCCAACGAAAGAATTGGCGGCAAAATTAATAAAATAATCAGGTTTCTCCTCTGAGATCACAAGCTCTGTATTCGCTTGATCAGCAACGTCTAAATCAATTAATTCAAATCTAGGATTATTTAGAAGATGCTGAATATTATCATGATTTTTGACACTCAACCTTCGAACCCCAGCTACAATAGTATGGTCAGTATTCTTCAAAAGATAGTCAGCCATAAAACTGCCATCTTGACCTGTGACACCTGTAATAATTATTTTTTTCATTTTATATTTTAGACAGAAAAACTTCATCAAATTTTTTCATGACTTTTTCAGGAGTCAAATCAGAGTAAGCATTCCAATCTTCGTTAGGTTTTTTTTCAAAACTTTTCATAATTTCCAAAACAGTTTCTCCATCTTTATAATAGAGACCCTTTTTACCAAGGGTGCTAATATGATTTCTTTCTGGAGAATTTTCAAAGGTTATGACAGGTTTGTTGCAAAAAGAATATTCCGCACATGCCATCCCAAAAGACTCCCCTATTGTCCTCGCGTGAATCATAGCATCTGAGGTATTTATAAATTTCCTTTTTGTTTCTAGGTCAGCGAAAGCTTCAACGTGAATAACTCTTTCATGATCAATAAACGGGTGTGTCTGAGCAAAGACGAAATAGACATCTTCTCTTAAGCTAAGAAGTTTGATGATCGCATCATTCACAAAAGGGATATCCCAACCATAAAACCCGCCCAAACGAGAAAAAACAGTAGCAGACTTAGGTATTTTTAAGTCATCTCTATAATCTTCTGAGTACTCAGGAAGATGAACAATATAAGGAACAAATGGATGCTCACCATTAGAGCAGTGGTTGGAAAGCCATTCAGAAACATAAGCATACACACTTCCATGAGGTTCGTTTTCGCATCCTACAACATGCGTAAGCATAGGGGTATTTTTTACTAAGCGCCCATCATGTTTTTT